AATCGCCTGCTCGGTCACTGCCACTGCACCCATTGTAGTGGCCAGCAATACTGTGTTATCATGTGCCAATTCGTTTGCAAGATCCAAGAAGCGCAGTTTCTTGTCAAATTTTGCAATCAGCATTGTGTCCTGTCGGTTATACTCAATAAACTTGGGAAAGTCCATGTTGTACAATTGATCCAGTGTTCCTTCATAAGGCGTTTTGCTTTCGCCCAGTTCGTATTCGGCAATAGCATCCAAGCTATAACTGTGTCGTTCTTCGTATGTGTACTTGCGGTACAGTTGCATATAGTCCATATGCACACGACCAATCAAGTCAAATGTAATATTTTCTGCACCAAAGCGTTCAAATGTACGCTCTTTAGGCATTTGATTCCACAAACACAAACGTCTTAGGTCATCTCGGCTCAAGGCACGTACAATGCGGCCCACAGTATAAGGAATATCAAATCCCTCACTGTTCCATCCACTTAAGATATCTGCGTCTTGTATTAGTTCAAGAAATGTATCGATCATTTCTTCTTCACGTTCAAAAAGAAAACAGTTATCAAATCGGCTACAGATTTCTTCAGCAGTATCCCAACTTATTGACTTTGGTGGAACCACCAAAGTTACAAGTCTATCTAACCAATCCAAGTAAATGGAAAAGGCTGTTATTTTATTAAAAGGATCGCTTGTGGGTGCATAACCTTTTTCGGGATCAAAATCTACCTCAATGTCAAAAAATGCAGTATGTAATCGGGGCGAGGTAGCCCCGAGATAGTTTGATTCAAGACAACGAAATATGGGATTGATATCACTTTCCCACAAACGTTTGCCTGAATTTACTTTTAGTTCTTTGTGATACTCTTTACTGTTTCTAGTATGGAATCTTGAAACCGGAGTATCAAATATAGTGCGGTGTTTGCCCTTGGGGTCGTCGTAATAAAAAACATACTCGGCAGCGTATTCTTTATACTTTCTTTCGCCGTCAACACGTTCAACAACGTGAATTCTATCTTTTGCTCGATCAAATAGAGCATCTACGTAACTCATACTAACTCCTTGTGTAATTTAGAGCTTACACTTACTCTGCATGTTGGTATAGCCAACGACTCTATATAATATTTAGTAATCTTGCAAGACCAAAACAATCAACTGTGGCTATAAAAACAGCATTGGCCATCAAGCCAAAACTGCCACGTGTATAACAACACCATGCCGCAGATACTGTGCCCGATATGTAAACAAAGTACAATGGAACAAATGGCACATTGGGTGCAGTCAAGGCAAAAGTTACAGCACTACCGGTGGCACAGGCCCAAGAAAATAATTCTAAACAAAAACGTCTAGGATTACTTTGCCAGTCTATGCGTATGTAGTCGACAATATTTTTTATCATGTGGTCAAGTTGGTCCAAAAACGAATACTGTTGCGGGCCCAAATGTCGAGCAAACGTCGATCGTATTTGGTTGTGCTTTGTAATTCGGCATCGATTACGGCATACAACTCGGCACCGGTGGCACGTAGTACACCCAAGTCCGCCACATGTTCAGTCCATTGATACTGACTGTCAACCACTGTGGGAATGAATTGAGCCGACTCCAATATAGCCAAACTAAAACATTCGTTCTTGCTGGGCACAAAAGCAACACGGCATTCGCTGATCAGTTTGAACATTTCGTCTCGTTGATCAAGACCAAATGTATACACATCTGCACCGGCAAATAATTCAGCATCAGGCTCGTGTGTGATCACAGTTGGAGTTACTGCCAATGCCTGTGCCATGGCCATGAATTCTCTGGCACCTTTACGATCGGTAGTGTCACCGATGTATAACAATCCACGTGTTTGATTGGCCCCTGTTGTACCTTGTGGCACAAATGGTGGCGGAGTGTAAACGGGTCGTTTGGGCTGAATTTGATGACTGTAAGGAGCACACATGCCAACTCGCCATTCGGTACGGTTCACAACATCAATCTGTTGTTGCAAATATTCGTCACTTAAGAAACTGTAACGTCCGTCGTTGTTCATTACATCACTTTCGTGTTGTACAAAAACGCCATCCTTGAACTCTCGTTCACAACCTAGAAAACTGTGTAAGTCGTGTGCAATAACCAAACTGGGTTCTACATCCAGTTGTTTAAATGCCTGCTCAATTTGTGATACAACCCGAGACGAAACCTGTAACCACACATGATCGTCACGCATATTGGGAATGTATGCGGATTCGGCATTGACGTAAAGTATTTTGTCTGCGCTGATCTTTTGTGTGGGTTTGGCATCAGTCACAAATATAACTCGATGCCCTAGACTGCGTTGCAGATCTATTACACTATTGATATAACGTACTATACCGTTGGGCCTTACCAATACGCTACTACAGGTATGAACAATAGTCTTCAAAGTGTTTTACCAACCGTTTCCAAAATTGTGTTCAATTCGTCATGATCTCTATTGGTTTCACCTAGTCGTGCTTTATGAGCAATTTTAATTGCTTTCTTTAATGTCGCAGGTTTAATTTCTAATTCTTCACCAATTGCTTTGATTGTTTCATTAAGCCCGGTATTTAGGTCCTCAACTTCTTGTAGTACCTGCATACCTTCGTTGATCAGTTGTGTTAGTTTGATCTTTGCATCACCGTTAAATGTACGATTGTAGTCGCTCATGTTTACTCCTAAAATTGTATTATACGGGAGTTGTTGTAAAAATGCAAGAGAAAATTGCTCACTTTAGAATACCATTCCGGGGCACGACTCCCATAGTATTCGGCCCAGCAGCCGGGCACACCGTGACATAAAGTCCTAAGGTAGGTGTCTGTTGACCAAATCCAAAACTTCGCCCAATGTCGAAACATCGAGCTCGTTACTTGGTAGCATAATTTTATATTGATCTTCAACGTGGAATATCAATTCCATTTTGGCAAGACTATCTATACCCAAATCACTTAACTTGGTTTCCAAAGTCAACGACGTTGGATCCAAGTCTTCAGCTTTGGCTATAACTTCGAATAGTTGTTGTTGGGTGATCATATAAATATTTAGTGCCGTTGCAACACGGACAAATGGAGAAGAAGAGCTATACTACTTTCCGTGTTTTATGTATAGGCATCAACGAATTGGCAGGCGGAGCTTCATTAACCATTGCGGCACACTTTATGCACCACGCCACTGTGCATACAATCCAGTTACGTACAACATATCGTATTCACTATAATAGAGTTTGTTTAATTCGGTTTTTACTGCTGGCATCAATGATCCTGTACCGGGCACCACATCAAAAGCAAAAATCATATTACCATCTTCGTCGTCTCCAAGATAGTCACCGCCCAATCGTCCCATTACAATATCAATATTTTTATCAACTATTGTGTTTCTTCTCTCTGCACTTGCGAGATCCTTGGCATTTTTTTGTTTATGTAACTTTTTATATTTAAGATCACTGTTTTCCAATTCTACATAGCCGCGAACTTCAACTCCGGGAATTTGTGCTAGACTCATCCAATTACGTTTACCGCCGGGTGTTTGTTGTGATCCAGCAAGCAAGGTTATTTTTAATATGCTTAGTGCAACACCATACAGGGACTTGGCAATGCCCCGTCCTCGATAATCTTCATCCACTGTGACAGTACTCACTTGGTATGCATTATCGATAGGAAAACTTACCCGCAGCAATTTCAATTGTCCAATGGCTTCTTGCCCTGATTGATCTAATATTCTTATTTCTAACAAACGTCCATTATCAATAGTGGCATAATTTAATCCACTGCTACCTGGCAACGGTTTTATATTCTTTTGGTTTACTGCTCTGGGATCGGTATACATAGGATGTTTTAACACATCTTTACCACCGGTATAATGGTATGATTGTAAATTTTCAATTTCATTGATAGCATCTTCATCTACAGCTTCTTTGGCATGTTTCTTTTTGCCAGCCTTCATATTAGCCAACCAATGTGCCATACGAGCTTTTTCACCAGTACTATGTTTAGCAGTTTTACGTAGACTACTTACACTGGCTTTGGTATTAACACCACTACGTTTAGCAAGACCTTTGCGTCCGGGATGTTTACCATCGGCAAAGTTTTCCACCAAGTGATCAATGCTTTCA